GTCTTCAGTACTTTCTTCTGGCTCAAGAGTTTTTCCAAGCAATTCTATAAAACCTTCTTTGGCAATTCTTGCCTGATGTTCTTTAGCATTTAATTGCTTCAATTGAGCTTCAATATCCTGTATTTGAGCTATTAAATAACGCTGATCTTCAGTTAGCTCGTCTAATGGGTACTCAGTACCATTGAAGTTTAACGTTGGTTTCGTTTCTTCTTGCACTTCTTCCGTGGTCATAGTAAGGTTCCTTATTTAAAAATGTCTTGCCAATTACCTGTAGTACTAGCGCGCGAGTACTCAGTGGCACGGTTCTCGAAAAAATTAGCGTGTTCTACGCCATTCAACATATAATCTAGCCAAGGAAGAGGGTTGTCTTCACTTGAAAAGATTTTTTTCATTCCTAGCCCTAAAAGTCTTCGATCTGCAATATACCGAATGTATGCCTTTACTTCGTCTGCCGTTAGTTCCGGTACGTCCGCACCTTCGAAACATAGATCAATAAACGCATCTTCTAACTCTACTGTGCGCTCTGCAGCGCAGTAAATCTCATATTTTAGATCATCATTCCATAGATCTGGGTTTTCTTTAATAAAAGTTCTAAACAATTGTGACATTCCTTCAACATGAAGAGTCTCGTCGCGAATTGACCATGTAACAATTTGTCCCATACCTTTCATCAAGTTATGACGAGGAAAGTTAAGTAGAATAGCAAAGCTACTAAACAACTGCACTCCCTCTGTAAATCCAGAATAGATAGCCATGGTTTTTGCAATATCCATAGGAGTATCCATTCCAAAATTACTTAAATGCTCGTGCTTGTCGAGCATTGCCTTGTGTTCAAAAAACTTTTGATATTCATCATCCCCGAACCCAAGTGTTTCCAAAAGCAACGAATATGCTTCCTGGTGCACTGCTTCCATAGCAGCAAACGCGGATAGCATCATTCGTACTTCGGGCTGCTTAAACGTAGGTAGGTAATGCTTTGCATACCCACAACATACATCTACATCAGCTTGAGTGAAGAAACGAAAGATGCTTGAAAGCAGCCTTCTATTTCCTTCACTCATTTTCTCCCTATAGTCCTTTAGGTCATCCGCTAGATTGACTTCATCAGGAAGCCAATGCATGTGCTGTTGAGCCTTGTAATGCTCAAAAGCCCATGGATAGTTAAAAGGCTTGTAGTATTCTCTTTCTGTTAATAAGTCCATTTTATCCCTCACACGCCAGACAACCATCGTCGTCGATACTTTCAAAGATTTGTCTTCGCAGAGCTTCATCCGAAACGGTTTCTGCTCTCTTATACGCTTCGCTGCGTAGATAATAGAGAGTTTTCACCCCCCTTTTCCAAGCCATCATATGAGTGGCGTGAAGTTCCTGTTTAGATACATTTGCAGGAAAGAACACATTTAGCGATTGACTCTGGCAAATATACTCTTGCCTGTCTGCTGCCATTTCGATTATCCATCGCTGGTCTAGCTCGACAGCCGTTTTAAATACATCTTTATTCCAATCATCCAAAAAGTCTAGATGCTGTACTGAACCGCCATTGGTTACAATACTCTTCCACACTTCGTCTGTATCTTGGTCTAAGTCTTGTAAAACATTTTCAAGATACTCGTTTTTAAGCAGACTAGAGCCGCTCTTAGTTTTTTGAGTAAAAGCGTTAGCCCTATAAGGCTCAATTGAAGGAGAAGTATTCCCGCAGATAATACTGCTACTGGCATTAGGAGCAATAGCCAAAAGATGAGCGTTGCGCACACCATAGCCTTCTCCATCAGGGCATTCGCCTCTTTCTTCTGCCAATTGTTGTGTTGCACGTACCGCCTCCGATTTAATATGCTGAAACATCTGTAAGTTTTTACCCTTTGCCATAGCACTCTCGAAGGGAATACTATGACGTTGAAGGTGTGCATGAAACCCCATCGCACCCAATCCCAGGCTTCGCTCTCTCATCGCACTAAACTTAGCGCGAGATAGTTGGTCTGGAGCATGTTGCACGAAATATTCGATAACATTATCCAACATACGAATTAGATCAGGAATAAAATTAGGCTCATTTTTCCACTCATCGTACTCTTCCAAATTTACACTAGATAGACAGCATACCGCTGTGCGGTCCTTATCTGTAGGAAGTGTAATCTCTGAACATAGGTTTGAATGATGAACACGTAGCCCTAAATTTTGCTGAAAATCAGGCAAGCCTTCTTCAACAGTATCACTAAACATAATATACGGCTCACCCGTTTCTACTCGATTTTGAATAAGTTTTACCCAAAGCGTTTTAGCAGATACAGTTTTTGTAACCTTGCCAGAATGTGGGTCTACTAGATCCCAAGAATCGTCAAAACCTTCATAGCGTGTGGCATTCTCAATCAATTCCATAAATTTGTCAGATATAAGGACGCCATGATGAAGATTAACAGACTTTCTGTTAATATCACCGCCTGTAGGTTTACGAATATCCAGAAATTCTTCAATTTCTGGGTGAGAGATGTCAAGATATGCTGCATAGCTTCCTCTTCGTGTTACACCCTGTGAGAATGCCAGCATTTCAGCATCCACCACTTTTAGAAACGGAATTACTCCCGTACTTTCGGAGCCATTGCTCGTTTTCGAGCCCACACTCCGAACCCCGTTCCAACACCCTCCAACCCCGCCACCTACCGAAGATAGGTAGGCATTTTCGGTATAATGATTAGTAATACCTTCTCTACTATCATCAACATAGTTAAGAAAGCAACTAATAGGCATACCTCTTTTTGTGCCCCCATTAGATAGGATAGGCGTAGAAAACATAAACCACAGCTTACTGGCGTAGTCATACAATCTCTGCGCATGCGCATCATTGTCTGCGAAGGCTTTAGCAGCGCGAGCAAATGCATCTTGAGGAGAGGATTCTCCATCTACTAAGTATCTATCTTCTAATGTTTTTATACTAAACTCAGAAAGATACTTATCTCTATTATAGCTAATCTGCATCGAGCAAACTCCTTATTTCTGATATATTATCAGCCCCAATTGCATCATCGCAATATGTAATTAAATCCATTAATTCGTAGTTCTGGGCTATCTGCTCGTAGTTTTCATTCAATGACTCAATATATTTATACCGCCCTGGTATAGGGCAAGCATCATAAATATTTAAGGCATCTCCATACTCCTTAATTAACCCCAACGCTCTTTTTGGTCCAATGCCTGGAATGCCAGGAACATTGTCCCCTTTATCTCCAGTAAGACACTTGAGTGAAATATACTCTTCTGGACTAACATCGTAGTGTGTACTCCAGTTTTCTAATGTCACTTCTTTTCGAGTCACATAGGAAAATCTCCCTACATTCTCTTGTATTAGTAAATCCCAGTCTCGGTCACTCGAAATTAACCAAATATACTCTAAACCATATCGCTCTCTTTCTTTAACTAGATGTGCTGCTATATCATCGGCCTCTACTCCCTTGAATCTTAGCAGGGGGTAGTCTTCTTTTAATAGAGCCAAGGCTTCTTCATACTCCTCAAAAAACTCCTCGAATGCGATTCTTTCCTCCTCGGATTGATCCGCTAATTTATCCTTTCTATTTTGTTTATAGTCAGGACTAATTTGTTTCCTATAAGTTGAAGAGCCCCAATCTGCCGTTACTATAATTTTTTCACAATCATAAGAACGAGCTAGAGACTCTACAGTTCTTTGATACTCATATCTAAAATCTGTTCGTCCCTGGTGCTTCCATCTAAAAGCTAAATTAAGTGCATCTATTATTAGTGCACAGTTTGGATTTTTATCATTTATTTTTTCTGAAAAGTTAAACGCCATATAAAAAATCCGTATTCTCTATTTCTAACCACTCTTCGGCTAGTAGCACGTAGCAAGGTAGAAACTTAATTTGCATATATTGTATCGTATTCATAGGTTCTCCTTCTGTAACTACAAATACAGGAGATCTATTATATTTAAAAAATAACAAAGGCTCTTGGTTGCCGCCTATTGCTTGCTCTTTTAGTTTCTTCCACCATTTAATTAGGTTATTAGTCTTTGGTGCTGTAAATATTTTATCTGTTAAAGGAGATTCTGCATAGTTTTTTACTTCTATACAAAATCTGTTTTTTTCATGAGGAACATAAAGGTCCCCTTTTAAGTATTCAAGGGCACCCGAGTTGGGTACCCTTTCAAACTGAAGATTAGTATATTCTCTGAGCATATCTCTTACAATATACTCACCCCTTGCTCCTTTTGCTCTTGAATCAACCATTCTACTTATCTAATGCACTTACATTGCCTTGTTTTACTACTTCAATTTTTTCAAGCAACGGATGTGTCCAGCCATGAGAAACTACATAAGTATTTAACTCTTCTGTTAGTAAAACTTCTACTAGCTTCTCTCTTCCTGTATCATCCAGTACATTAATAACTTCATCTAAGAACAATATATTGATTCTAGACTTGGATATGCTGCTCATCAGTTTCCTGATAGCTATTAGAGTAGCGGTATTTACTCTAGCTAACTCTCCCGAAGAAAGTGCTAGAATATCTACTACATTTTCATTATCTGTTATCTGTACATTTAGTTTATCATTTGAAACAATAAACTGTAGCGTAAAACGTCCGTCTGATAGCTCTGCTAGGTACGTATTGGCTAGCTCTTCTAACTCTTTTACAAGATTTTCTATTTTGTATGCTAGTAATCCGTTCGTACTAAATGCTTTTTTAAGTACATCTAAATTAGAGTCTAACTCTTTTTGTTGCTCTAATATCTGCTGAGCCTGTTTTAAATTGTTTAGAAAGCCATCTGTCTGGGCTTGAATAATCTCTATTCGAGTATTTGCTCTTGTTCTGGCTTCGTTTTCCCTAGAGATTCTATCAATCTCTAGTTTGGCTTCTTTTAGCTTTGAAGTCACTTCTTTTAGTCTATCTTCTAGCTCATTTTTGTCCAAAGTATTAGCAGGTAAAGTATTATCTATACTTCTATAAAGATCTTCCCACTCTTTCTGTGCTTTGGATAAGTTAATTCTAGAATTATTGTTTCTTTTTATCTGGCGTATCATGTCTTCGTTAAAGTCTTTATCACTATCTAACTTAGCTAGCTTGGTCTTTTCCGACTGCAATAACTCATTCTTAAACTCTGCATCAATATCTTGTTCACATGTAGGACACTTATCCCCTAGTCTTAATAGCTTATCTAACATGCTGTTAGCGGCCTTTATTCCTGCGCTTAGCTGGCCTAAGTCGCTCTGATACTTATCATAAGACTCAGCAGGGGGCAGCTGCTGTAAAGCAGTCTGCACCTGGTTAATATCTATGCTGGACAGCATATCTTTGTATTGATTGTTTTGTAAGATTTTTTTATTTTTTTCAGAGATATTTTCAAGTTCTACTGATAAAGAACGGAAAGTCTTCTCATTCTCTTCCGTATCAATTTCAAAATCTAACAGGGGTAGTACTATCGTACTATCTAATTTATTATTTTGTAACCATTTTTCAATTGTTGCAATTTCTGAGTTTACCTCGACAATCTTAGAGTTAGACTCCTTTGCCGCCTCTTTAAATACCTCAAATAAATTGACGTAGTTATCAAGGTGTAGTAAATCAATTAAAAACTTTTTCCTATTAGTATCGGTGGCTGTAAGAAACTGCAAGCTCGCATTGGTATTTTGATATACAAGCTGCGAGAAAGTTTTAAAGTCAATACCAATAACTTCTTGAATACTTTTATATGTATTTGTAGCTGTATGACTAGAAATATCCTCTCCGTCTTTTTCCAGCTTTACTTTGATATTGCTTTTTCTGTCTACGCCAATACGATAGTTGCTCCCGTCCTTCTCAAAGCTAAGTTCTATACTATATCCATTATTGATATAGCGATTTGGAATATCTGCTTTCTTGATTCCTTTAGAATTCTTATTATACAAAACTTCCTCAATGATTAACGGTATGGAGGATTTCCCCATACCGTTTGTACCAATGATTTGCGTTACTGTATTATCTTCCAGATCTAGTTCATTGTCTGGTCCATAGCTGAAGCAGTTACTCCATTTCAGTTTTTTGAGCGTAATCATTATAAGTTCCTACTATGTCAGCTACTTTGTTATCCGGTATTTCTAGAATATAGGTTAGATACTCTACTAGTTCTTCCTCTATGGTCATATCTTTATCAATAACCAAAGATGCTTCTGAGTTACGCTTTATTACCTTTTTATCAAGTAATTCTGAGTTTTCTACAGAGGCTAATTCTTGTATATCACCTTCTATTTCATAAATAGTATGATGATAGTCAGTAGGTATCATATCTTCTGGATTTGTGACTGTTTTACGAATAAGCTGAGGAAGATCAAAAGGCTCCCATATCCAGCTCCAATCTTTTTCATTAATAAACAGACACCCCGTTGAGACCTCTTTTCTATGAAAGGAAGTGGTCATCGGACTACCAGGATATACTATGTTTCTTTGAGTATTGCTATGAGCATGAAGATCCCCTGCAAATACTACTGGAAACTCTGAAAACCTATCTAGATCTACCTCCGGCCTTACATGCGGAGGAATCTCACCTCGCACATGAGTAAACAAAGGCTGAGAAGTGTTGAAATGCTCAATACTCTCTTTTCTGTGCAAATCTGCATAAGGAAGTACACCAAAACCTACGTCTTCATCAATATAAGAAACATCAACTATATGAATCAGAGGGTTAATATCCCTACTGACTTGCTTTAGTTGAGTAAAAAATGTTTTATTCTTTTTTGTTGCTTCATGATTTCCGTCGTAGATTATGGTGGGAACTTTAACATTCCGAATAAACGAAAAGTAAAGTTCCAGCTCTTCCATACTAGGCAGACGGTCAAACAAGTCTCCCCCAATAATATGGGAGTCACACTGCTTGCAATAGCTATGCACTTGGTCAAAGAACATATTATAGCGATTTAATGCCCACTCTCGTGGCACATTCTTTTGTCCTAGCTTAATATGCCAGTCTGCCGTAAATAAAATCATCCGATTTTGAACTCTTCTTCAATGCTTTCATCAATCTCGTTAGCTGCGCCTGCATTATCACGGACGCGATCCAGCAACTCTTTCTGAGCATCTGGAGTTGGGCGAGGCATAACTTCGTCCATAGACTTGAGATCAGCAATCAAAGAAAGTTCATCATCTTCCAAAGCACGAGGCTTGCACTTCAATGCCTGTAGCTGATACTCTACATTGTAAGGCAGAGGTCCAGTCTTTACTCGCTTGAAGCAAACATCCCAACCAGTTTCAGGATCAGTAGGATCACCTAAGTCTTCTGCAGCAGTAATAATTTGCTCCCACAGCTTTTTCTTTAGGTTTACAACTTTTACCTGTCCATTGTCGATGCACTGAGTAGCATAGCTCCAGCCACACTTGAGGTCGGGATAGTACTCACGAACCCAGTCTTTCTCCAGGTTATTAAACGTTTCTTTGTTTCGGTCGAAAGACAGACATTCGAGAGGAATATTCTTATCATTCTCACCTTTTACCCAGTACACATATCGTGCAAGGATATCCCCCACTAGGCGGAATTTGTTATCTCCATCAGTATACTGAAAGCTGCTGATAGAACTCTTTTGGGCAGAACCCTTTTGCTGGTTAAATGAAATAGCCATTTAATGTATCTCCATATTGTTGACTTCTTCGTAAAGAAAGTGAACTTGGTCATCTTCTAAATAAAGTAGCCTATTGTTTTCTATAATTGATAGTCCTCGATCCCCGGGCATAAACACGAAGTCAAGGGTTATTTTTTGGTTGCTAATATAATCAGCATACGAACGCAAGGCAGCCAACGCAATGTACTGGGCTACTTCACGGTACGTGTACTTATAAGAATGGTATAGAAGGACGTCAGGATGCAGCAGGAAGCTGCGCCCAGAGAAGTTTTTCTGCGAATATCCATAGATAGGATCCTTGCGGTTCTTGGGTATTTGTCTTTCGACAAGCATACGCAAAATACGCACAGTCTCCACGACGTTGCCGCCGCTCTCTATGTAGATTTTCGTCCAGTCAAATAAGAACATATATTATACTAAAATGTGAGGTTGAAGTCAAGAACTATTTTTTTATAGTTGCTTTATTGAATAACCCTGTTTCATGTAATGTCCCATCCTATTAGAAGCCTGCTTTTTAGCAGTATTCCCTTTCAAATGTATGTCTATCACTACAGGATCTCTCTTACCCTCTTCTTTTCGTATTACTCTGCCAATAAGCTGAGTAAGAAGAGGCTCATTGTTAATCGGAGTGCCTAGTATTAGACAGCTCAGATTGTTTACCGAAATACCTTCCGAAAATATTGCTTGAGTACCAAAAAGAATATCTTTATTACCGCTTCTAATTTCAGACAAGTACGTTTCTCTATCCTCGTGCGAAACCTCGCCCGTAACACAAATAGCGCGTTCACCTGCCAGTTCGGCGCAAGCTTTCAAGAAGTGAACTCGATCGCTTACGACCAATACTTTGTGCCCTTTTGCGGCGTAGGCCGCAGCAGTCATAGCAATAGTATGTCGATATTCGTCGTTGTTTGCTAATTGTGTTACTCGGTTTGCCCAGGGTGTTCTATTCCCATCCATAAATCTTACTTCAGATCTTAAAATGTGAATAGTAGGCGGCATGAAATTTTCCTTGGGTGGCTTAAAGAGAGTATTACCAAAGTAATCTCTAAACACTACATGCTTACCATCTTTTCGTTCAATAGTACCTGACAAGCCTATCTTGTATCTAGCATAATTCGTGTCTATGATCTTCGAGAACGTCGGAGACGAGACATGATGCATTTCATCCAAGATAATTGTGCCAAATACTTTACGTATAGCGGGAAGATTGCGGTAAAGAGTTTGAGTGTTGCCAATAACCACAGGACCAGAAAGATCAAAGCTACCGCTTCCAATAATACTGGGGGTGATTCCATATACCTTCTCTACTTCCTTTGCCCACTGATTTCTCAGAGGAACAGTGTGGGTGACAACTAGGGTTTTCTGTCCCAGCTTTCCAGCTATAGCTAGGCCTGTAAACGTTTTACCCCAGCTGACCCACGCATTAATTATAGCGTTGTCTTCAATTTCATCAAAGACTGCTTGTTGACTCTCTCGTAAAGGAAACTTAAATTCCGGAAAGTCTTCAGGTACTTCTACTCGCTTATCAACAACTTCATAGTCTTTAGGTATTAAATCTGTACGACCCACAGGAATAGTAACTAGATTAGTCTTAACGCGAGACATATTCTTAATTACCATAGGAGGATCATTTGGATTATAGCTAGGAATTGTATAAGTTAACTCTTTATTCAAAAAGTCTTTATACTCTTCCGTAACTTCTAAATATATTCTGTTGCTGATTACTGCTTTCATAGCCCTAAGTCGGTTTTTGCGGTTATATAACTTTTAACAAAGTCACTTCTTACAATATCTTTTATCTCGAAATCAATCAAGTCAAAAGATTCCATAGCTTTCAAAATTCTTACAAAATCTTTCAAGCCATTCTTATTTAGATCAGACTGTCTAAAGTCACCACAAAAGATAACCCTACAGTTTTGTCCTACTCGAGTAATTATAGAATCAAGCTCATGAAATGTCATGTTCTGACATTCATCTACGATGATTACTGCGTCTCTGAGAGTAACTCCTCGGATAAAGGAAGTCGTCATAAAATGAACTATTCCTTTTGTCTTTAGAATCTCATAGGCATCTCCTCGTTGAAATAGCTCTACAGCTATATCTTTATAAGGAGCTTCATAGATTGCGCTTTTTTCCTTTTCATTGCCGGGCAAGAAACCAATATCTCTGGTAGGAACAGCACTTCTAATTAAGATTAATTTTTCATACTGACCCTTTACCATATCGTCAAAAGCTAGATAGCAGGAAATAAAAGTTTTTCCAGTTCCTGCGACCCCGTGGAGCATCATATGCTTATCACTGTCAAATGCTATTAACTGGTTCTGAGTTAGTGGCTCAATTTCTTGCAATACAAGACTTGCACCTGCAAGAGTTCTGTTTCGTTTTGCCATAGTTTATACTTTTCTTCGAGTGTCGGGCTTTTTAGTTTCCGAAAACTCATATATCATCCAAGGTGCATCATTTAAGTAAAGAACTCCTGCCCATGCCATCTCTGGAGCCGGAGGCCTGGGAACCCGCATAGGATGCCCTATTCCTTCTAGCCAAAGCACGGCGGCAGTATCTTTTCTTTCAATCTTTCTAATTTTTCTATAAATAAGTCTACAGTTTCTGGTCTTTTCATAAAGAAAAGGATTTCCTGCATTATCTATAAAAGTATTATTAGATTGTTTAAGTATTCCTACTAAACTATCCAAAGATTTGTTCAGTCTATACAAATTATTGAGAGGAGTCTGAAGCCTTCTCAGGCCTAGCGTATCTCCTTTCATGTTTTTATCATCTAACAACATCCCGTCAAGATATAGCAACCCATCTTGAGTATGCCAGTTGGAAGAACCCAGCCTAAAGACTGGGAACGTTACCTTAGCCAAGCGACTGTAAGTAATCACCATATTGTTTCTCGAACTTACCTAGGGAATAATCCTCATGCACATCGAAATCACAGCCAACGGGAGCACCTGGAATAGAAACTCCACGATCTAGCTGAATGTAATGTCTTAACGCATCTGAGTACGCGTCTACTTCATCTTCTGGCACTTCTGCAAGGATTGAGTCATGTACAAGAGCAAAGATACGAGCTTTCATTTTGTTAGCTCGTATATGCTCGTGCATATCTATCGCACCTAGTAGATTAATGTCAGAAGCAGTTGACTGTACCAAGAAATTAAGACCAGAACGAACACTATGACTCCGAATACCAGCATCTTCAGACGCGACATTTGGTAGTCGTCGCTTTCGTCCAAAATACGAATATACGAACCCATTTTGTTCAATAAATTTTTGATTGTCTTCAATCCACTTTTTAAGTTTGTGGAATTCTTTAAAATAGTCGTCAATAACTTCTTTAGCTTCTGATACACTGAAATAGGTTCCTGAGTCCTTAGTGACTTGTTCACTAATTTTCTTGGGGCCAGCACCATACATAATACCAAAAGTAACTGCTTTTGCCGCTTGTCTTTGAGTTGAATATAATTCTGCTACTTGATCTACTTCGCAAGGTAGTCTAAATACTTTATGAGCAATGCTACTATGAAAGTTACCGCCACTACGGAATACATCCATCAATGCTTTATCGTCCGCCAACTTGGCAGCAACGTATACCTCTGCTGTAGTTAAGTCCATTGCAACAATCTTGTTGCCTGGTGCAGCTTTAATACACCCCTTGACAATAGGATTATCACGAGGAAGCTGTTGCATGTTTAGCTTACCTGATGAAGAAAGACGTCCAGAAGTAGTACCATGTAGATTAAAATTAGTACGAAGTCGAGAGTCCCTGTCGAGTTGTGGGATAATCTTGTCGAGGTATGTGTTTTTGATCTTAGACTTCTGGCGTATATTAAGAATGTGTTTAGGTACTTCATGTGTCTCACTTAGCTCCTGTAGCACTTCTGCATCTGTACTGTGTGCTCCCGTGCCTGTCTTTTTGCCTGTGGGCTGTAGGCCGATATAATCGAACAACAAGGATCGCAATTGTACTGTACTGTTTGGGTTGAAATCTTTGCCCTGAGCTTTCTCAAACTCACGAATGGCATCCACCTTATACAGCTCTTGTATAGCTTCATCAATATCATTGAGCATTAGCTCTTGGGCTACCAAAAGACGCTCACGGTCAAAAGGCACGCCATTATCTTGTGTATTGAGTAGGAAGCGCACTCCAGGTATCAAAATATTATCGTATACCCACTTGAGTTTTGGATTTTGCTTAATCTTCACAAATTTTTCGTAAAGAAGAAAAGTACACACAGCATCCATAGCTGCATATGTTTTCATTACGTCAAAAGGAATCATATCCCAAGAGAAACTTTCCTGATTATATCCATTCGCACGCTTGTACTGGTCAATCCAATCATACATAGGCTTTTCATAGTCACCATATGGAGTAAACTTGATTGACAACTGCTTTAGGCCATGCCCTCCGGGATTCTCGTCTATGAGGTAGTGGAGCAACATGGTGTCCTCGAAGTCTGGAAACTCGAAACCAAAGTGATATTGAAAGAAAGCTATGTCAAACTTAGCATTATGAAAGATTACTTTGCGAGTCTTGAAAAGCTCATGCAACATTGACTCTATCTCTTCGTCAAAGCAGTCAGTATCAATATAGATACCATCCTTGCCGGTGTAAGACATAGAAATACCAATCATGTGACCATTTCGAGGGTATAGGCCATTTGTCTCTGAGTCAAGAGCAATATATTCTGGGTTAGCGTCAAGGGCAGCTTGAATCCAAGCCTTGGCTACTGCTGTATCTTGAGTACCCATTGCAATACTTTCATCAATGATTACATCTTCAATCTCACCATTAATGTGGGCTACAATACTTTCTTTGGAAGACTCCCACGTCTTACGAGCCTCCGGCTTAAAAGCAAGCATAGCAGGATTGATTACAGGCAAGAACTTACCTTCTACTTTCTTTCCAGAATATTCGGTAACTGAATTAATTTTAGTAAAGTACTTCAAAGCATCACTGCCAACTAAAACAATCCACTCATAGGCGTCTGTATCAATGTTGATATCACAGTCTTTTTTCAGTACTTTTTTAATACTTGCATCAGAACATAGCTGATACTGGTCAAATTCAAATGCGCCGTCAAACTCTCTTGCAAAGTTTGTACGGCTGGGTTTAGTTTCTACTAATGCAACTTTAGGCATATAATTTTCTCTCTAATTTATTTACTTGAGATTCAGTAAGTGCACCAGGATCAGTCTCTGCGAGATTGATATTCCTAGTTACGAGACCAACTTTCTCGCACATTACTTTTACATTGTTTGCAGCTTTCTGCCCAGCGTCATCCCCATCAAAAAAGATTGCCAGCTTAGATACTCCCTGCATCTGCAGCATACCAAGCTTATCTTCGTTAATATTATTTGTGCCAAAACAACACACTGCATTGGTTAGTCCTTTATCATGTAAGTTAATTACATCATAGATACCCTCTACTAGAATTATTTCTCCTAGCTTGGGTTCTGTGTTTGCAGGAAATAAAGGAAGTTTAGCTCCTGGAGGACTGAACTTGTATTTAGGAACCCCTCCCGAAGTATGTCTGCCCTGAAAGGCAACAATCTTTCCAGATATGTCTCGTATTGGAAAGTTAATTCTACTAATATAGTCTGAACCACTGTGTTCAAATGCTTCAAACTTTCTGTAAGTTTTGGGAGAGATATTTCTCCAGTTGCCCACATATGGCATATAATCTTTTGGAAAAGCAAGACCAACATTCTCTGCCCGCTTCTCTTGAATCTTTTTCTTAATCAATTCTTTTCGTAGTTGTAACCCCGTTGCAGCCTCTCCAAAGTAAGTAAAAATATTACCTTTGAACTCACAAGCAAAACAATTGAATCGACCATCTATCTGATCAATTCTCATGCTAGGGTTGGAATCATCGTGTTCAGGATTTAGACAGCGAACCACATAATCTTTTCCTTTCGGAATAAAAGCAACCTGTTTCTGGATCAATAATTCTTCTACATTCATCTGTAGTCTTTCTGCGCCATCTTAACTGTTCGTTTAATTACTAGAGCTTCTATCTCTTGCTCATCTATAGCATACTCATACGCTATAACGCGTAGCATTGTTTGTACATCCGCTAGTTCTTCTTTTAAATTGTCGGCGTACTTTTTATCTTTTGTGATCCCATGTCTTAGTATCTTAGAACAAGCGCGGGTAAGCTCGCCACATTCTTCCATAGTGATTACAAGCATTTTCTCTTTGAAGTTCATACTACTTCCCAATTTGATCTACAGAGTCGGAGGGAATAACCTGATAAGCACCTTTGTTGTATGCAGGAGCTACCGTATATTGTTGACTAATTTTTATTTTTTCTGCCTGCCACACAGGGTCAATACCCTGGCTGTTAATATGCCCGCGCACAAAAGGTCTTGCTTGGTAGTCTTTCTGCCACTGTGACTGCTTGAACTCGGACAGTTGATGGGGCTTTGGACGAAGTGGAACAAACTCTGGATTCTTTTTCTTAGTCACAATTCTTTTCTTACGACGGCCTGAAGGGGTATGGTTCATACTGCCTACAACAATCATAGCTTCTCCTATTTCAAGTGAACACATATTATACTAGATTCAGTTGAAAAAGTCAAGAACTATTTTAGATAACGTCG